GCGATATTCATTGACGGAATAGACCTGCGTCATTTGAACCCTTTCTGGCTGCGCTGCAATATCGGCGTGGTACTCCAGGAGAGTTTTCTTTTCAGCGGAACCATTCGCGACAATATCGCGCTTCCAAAGCCCGACGCGTCTATGGAATTAATCCTTCGGGCGGCGCAACTGGCCGGCGCGCATGAGTTTATAGCCCGTATGCCGGAGGGTTACGATACCGAGGTCAGCGAACGCGGCGGTTCCCTTTCCGGCGGACAGAAACAGCGTATTGCCATAGCGCGCGCGCTGATTACAAATCCCCATCTTCTGATCTTTGACGAAGCCACCAGCGCTCTTGATTATGAATCGGAAAAAGTCATCCGCGACAATATGCAGTCGATCAAAAAAGGGCGGACGACCATTATTATTGCCCACAGGCTTTCCACCATCCGCGCCTGCGACCGTATTCTTGTAATGGAGCAGGGCAGGATAGTTGAAAGCGGCACACATGCCGAACTGTTGTCGCTGGGCGGTTATTACCGTCATCTTCACGACCAGCAGGAGGGATAGTCAAATGGCGCAAACGGCGGATAGCACGCATGATAAACATGAGTTCAGGCCGCTTTTGGCTGAGATTGAAGACGCTCCGCTTAATCCTCTTGGGCGGACGGTATTCTGGATTATCCTCGCGGCCTTTCTGTTTTTTTCCCTTTGGATGTTCTTTGGACGCATTGACGTAGTTGTAACGGCTCGCGGCAGGGTAATACCGGCCGGAGAGGTAAAGACGGTGCAGCCGCTCAATACGGGCGTGGTACGCAGTATCCGTGTTGAAGTCGGCGATCTTGTTGAAGAAGGGCATGTATTGATGGAAATCGACCCTTCGGATATAGACCCTGAACTTGCTTCGATGCGTACTGAAACACAGCAGGTTGAACTTGCTATATTGCGCATTGAGGCACTGCTTGACGGAACGGAATTCTATCCTCCGGCGGGATACAATCCCGTTTTGACACGGGTTCAAACCGATCTGTACCGCGCCGCCCGCGAACGGCTGGAATCGCAGTTGCGGGTAAAGCGTCAGGAATCACAGCAGGTTGAATCACAACTGGCTGCACAGGATCGAACGGCAAGACAGACGGAGGAACGCGCAAAACAGACCGGGCGAAGGCTTGAGCGTATGGAAGCGCTTGAGGATTTAATCAGCCGAGAGGAACTGGAACTGACACGAGTGGAGGCCGGCGACGCCGAAACCGCCCGCGCGAACGCCGTTCACGGACTTGAGGAACTTCGTGCCGGTTTATTGCGCATTGAGCGCGAGACAGCGTTGTTGCGTGATGAAGAGCGCAGCCGGTTACTGGCTGAACTTGCGGATAACCGTCTGCGCCAGTCGTATCTTTCCGGAAGCATAGAGCAGGCTGAATATCGCAGTATGAGGCAGCAGATTACATCGCCGGTCAAGGGACATGTTGCTCAACTCATGTTTCATACCGTTGGGGGCGTTGTCACTCCCGCGGAAAGGCTTGCGGTAATCGTCCCGTTGGATTCTCCGTTATTAATTAAGGCTTTGGTGTCAAGCCGCGATGTCGGCTTTATCTCTCCCGGCATGAAGGTTTCGATCAAGATAGACACTTTCGAGTTTCAGAAATACGGTATTATTGACGGCGAACTTACGCATGTATCCAAAGACAGTATCGAAGATCAGTACATGGGATTAATGTATGAAACTCTGGTACGTCCGGAGCGGATAAGCTTGCGTGTTGACGGGCAGGAATCTGAAATAACAAACGGAATGGGCGTTACCGCCGAGATAAAAGTCGGCAAGCGGAGGATTATAGAGTTTTTCATTTATCCGTTGATTCGCTATTTGGACGAAGGAATAAAGGTAAGGTAACGTTACGCCCATCCATCATTGTAAGTATCCGTTCTCTTGTCAGAAATTTGATATTATTTTCTGTGATTCTGTTATAAAACAGCCTTTGAACATTTGGCGGCGGATGCGGTCGCTCCGTGGGAGATCATATATTTCCAACCGCCTTTCCAATCAATGCAGATCCGTCTTTACCGAAAAATACCGGAAAATCATTGTATTCGACCGGCGGTTTCGTCTGTTAAAATACATCTGGTTTCCAAACGAAAAAAAGTGTGGAATCCGCATGTTTACTACAATAATTTTTTGCAGTTCCAGATTCGCCGGAATGGCGTATTTCAAAGGAAAATTGAACTTTTCGACGGTGTAAACGGCGGTTGAAATGGGGACATTAGTAACAAACTAGTAACAAAAAATCAGTACGTTCTCTTAACGCCTCCGAGCCTGTCAGCCTGTTTTTCCGGCCATCCGGAGTAGTACCATCGCTGCCGGTCTGCCCAATCGCCCGGTCGGCGCGGGAGTCGATAGTTACGGATTACGGACGGGATGCCGACGGCGAACAAATACAGCGGTCCGAAATACCGCGATTGTTTGCAGTGTCCGATTTCGTGCGGTACGGTTGTGCTCGTCATCCTTGCCTGTTCGCCAACGATAACATACCTACCAAGTGATACCCCAAACACCGTGTGATTTGTCCATATGACTACATACGGGCTGTAATCATAATTCGAGACGGTAACTACCCGTTTTTGCATCCAGATGATTCCCCACAGCGCCAGCCCTAAAATGTTTTGCGGCAACTGCCATATCCAAAGCAATGTGTTTTTCATATCATTGTTCCTTTTTTGCGGAGTCTGAATTGCGTTTTACGCTCCACAATATATTTTGCGGAGCGCCGGGACTCCGCTATTATTTCTTACTCTTGAAAATCGAATATGCCAATTGGACGCCGGACTCGATTACGTTTTCTTTGGGCTTTTCAGTGAACGCAACGCCGCCCATATTTGTTATGGCGTCCTGTGTCATGGACATTGCCGCCTTCCACTTATATTCATTTACAGTATCGCCATTGCGTATCATGTTTGCTGTCGCAACCTTTTCCACGATAGGCAATGCAACATCCGCGACTTTGCATATGTCTTTCATAGCGTCGCCCGCTTTAGGCGCAAGCAGACTAAGCCCGATTTTAACTCCAATCAATGCAAGTTTTTTCCACATGTTTTTGTCTCCTTATATCATTTACCCTACCCATATCACGGGGTAGGGAAGCGTCGGATCAACATCCAAATGAATGAATGTCGGGTATATGCCCATGCGTAAAACTTTCGGATTTGATAGAATCCATGCTTTTATGATATTACTGCGCGTGGTGGAATTGAGGCATTTTATGTCGGCTGCCAATCCGCGAGTGTGCGCCGAATCGTCAGTTCCGCCGACCGCCGCGTTTGTATCCGGACTCCTATAACCGGAATTTATGATCAATGGTGCATTGACGCGCTCGCGCATTAAATCCAGCGCGCGCACAAAGTCCATATTCATGTCCCGTCCTGATCCTGGTCTGGTTTTGTCATCAAACTCTTTGCTTTGAAAATGCTTAATTTCTTCCCACATTACCTCTCTCCTTTTTTTCGCCTGATAGCTATTTTTAGGAATGTTAAGTTCGATTTCCGATGCAGGCTTCCAATGTTCACAAACGTGATTTACATTTACGAAATCCGCGCATTTCTCCGATTTATCACATACGCAGACTTCATCCATCAGGAAATGACAAGTGAGGCAGGCTTTTTCAATAGTCATTCTTCCCTCCTTTGTTTCAAGGAAAGCGCGGGTATGTCGTTCGGCCACGCGCCGTATGCCATCATCCTGCCCAGCCGATGCGCGCGGTATCCTACCTGTCCCGCCCATTTGGATGATGCCATCTCAGCGCCCGCCGCCGTGTATTTGCCCTCGGCAACGCAGGCGAGAGTTTTTCGGAAGCCCAGAAGCCCGTTAATGCCCAGGTTAAAACACATGTCAATAAGGACGGCGCGGCGCACTTCATCCAACATCCCGAAATACGGCATATTGAGCATACAGGCGTCCTCTGCCGATGCTATGTCTGCGTCGAGCAATTGCTCTGCCTCCTGCCGCGTGATGCTGTCTGGCATGGGTTTACCGTGATTCTCAAGATTGTGTCCATATCCGATAGTCCAGCGTCCCGCCGTACATCGATATGGATTTAACCGCAATCCTTCGTGAGCTTTGATTATCTCGTGTACTCGCTTATTGATTGTCATGTTGCGCCTCTTTAAGATCGTTTGGATAAATCGGTCTGCGCGTTTAGGATTTCGGCTACCTGTTCGCGGGTTAAAAGTTCTTTTATTATCGCGACTTCACCGAAAGGTATCTTGTGGCTTTCCGTCAGCAGTTCCGTAACCATCATATATATCTTGGCTATTTCGTCTCGTATACCGTCAACTTTGCCGGAATGTTGTCGGTCTATTTCCTGTTGGAGCATCTGGGCTGTTTGAAGATTATCCACCTTTGAAGCAAGCATACGTGTTTCGACAGCTATAGCGTTTAAATTTTCAGTGATAGCGTCCATATGCTTAAAGTATTGTTTCATGAAAATCCACAAGAACAAAAAACCGAGGCCTGTAGTTCCCATACCGGTTAAAATTGAACTTATAGTAGTCTCCATATGTCCATTCCTTATTGACGTGGTTGCCGCATTTGTTAAAACGTTCGCGGCGGCGGCTTATTTGTAAACAAGCCGCCGTTTTATCATTTGGCGGTGATTGTTATTTTTTGCGGCGCAGGCAACGCTAAACGCCGGGCGTGGTTATCCGCGGAAGTTTACGCGTCTCCGCCGTCGTTTGTCGGCTCGTCAACCGGTACGGACGGCCATTCGAGATCGGGAAGTTCCGCCTCAACCTCTGCCCATGTAGGCATCGGTCTTGCGCCCGACGTTACATCGTTCAGGATTGCGTATGCCGTCAACCATGTCGCATCGCGCTTTTCCACACAAAACACGCCTTCGGACTGAAACTCCGTGGCGGTCGATACCGCATAACTGCACGCTGACAATATCCCGTCGTATCCGCGCGTTTGCGCAAAGCGGTCCAGCCGTAATTGAATCAAATCAATAAACTTTTGGGTTGTTTCCTCAATTGTCGGGGGCTTCGGCGGATGTAACGCCTCCCATTCTTCCGCCGTATAATAACCGTCGGGCTTTTCTTCCCATACTTCAAAGTTTCCTTCAGGACTGTAATAATCTGGCATAATTCCTCCCTTATGAAATTCTAATTATCTTTACAAAACCGTTCGCGCCTTTCGTCCCGGATTGCGCGTTGATGAAATGGGAATACGTGTTGCCGGGAAACAGGAAAAATTCGCCGCCTTTACCGCCTTTGCCTCCGCCAGTACGTCCGCTGCCGCTTTTTCCGCCGCCCTGACCGCCAAGCGCGCCTGCAGCCCACCAATACTGCATGTTGTAGTACGGATCGGTCGGATCGCCGCCGTAGTGGTAGTAGTATCCTTGATTCGTCACCGTATTACTGAATTGACCGTCTGCTCCGTTAGTGCCGTTACCGCTGCCCGCGCCGCCTTTGCTGGCATACGAAGGTCCAACATAATCCATATGATCCCCTGCGTATCCGCCGCTGCCTCCGGTCGCGGTTAGCGATAGCGATGGGATGGATGTCGTACCGCCGGCGCTGCCGTTTCTGTTGCCGAAGTTGAGGTCGAAATAACCGGGCGTGCCGCCGCTGCCGCCTGCGCCGATATTTATCTGAATGCCGGTAAGGCTGGTTATACCTACTACCTGGGATACGAACGCGCCGCCGCCGCCCTGACCTCCGCCATGTCCGCCGGTAATCTCAAATATTTGGTCAGTGAGACCTAGTCCACCCGCGCCCCCGGCGCCGCCGCCGCCGTCGCCTGCCTGTAGTTCAAACAAATACATGCCAATTGCGGGAGGCGTCCATATGCCGGATGTGGTGATTGTTTGTTCATATGGCGTAACTGGAGTTATATAACCGCCCTCATCAAATATGTGTTTAATGACTGCGTGCAAGTATTCCGGTGAGACGTACGCGTTGACTTCATTACCAAGCAGAGTTTCCGCCGCCGACGCTTTGCGGACAATGCCTTTGACGGTTAGCGTCGCTTCCGGAATAAGCAAATCAACATTTTCCGGTTTAACCAATTCGGACAGGCTTTTTCCGGTGACCGGGTCTTTTACGGCGTCCATAACGGTAACGGGCAAAACTACCCGGTAATCACTGTTTTCAGGGCTGTCCGGATTATCGTATATGCGCGTTTCCGCGATTTTCGCCCCTTTGTATGTACTCATAACGCTCTCCTTATAATTAAAACTGCCGGTTTACGGTTCGGGTTCGCTTGGTTCCTCTGGTTCTTCCGGCTCTTCGGGTTCCTCAGGTATATTCGGATCATACGGAGAGTAGCCTGCGGCGTCGCCCGCGATGCGGTAGTGCGTCCGCGTTCCCGCGCCCGGAACCTCCGCGTCTGATAACTCCACGCTGTTGTAAATGTCTCCGAGCGATAAGCCTTCAAACGGCGTTATGCTGAATTCGATGTTTTGCGTATTGGATACCTGAAAAATCAGCTTGTCGGAGTTTGCCATCGGCGCGCCCTCTTCCAACAAGGGCTTATACCGCGCCGGGTAATTGCTGATTGCAATATCAATATGGTTCGCGTCGCGCACGGAAAGCTCGCGTATCCAGAAACCGCCGACATCGCGCGGAATCATCGCCTCGGCAACTATCCAATAAGGGTTTTGCGGGTCAATAGACAGTTTTGAAAGCTCTGTTTCAAATACCTGGTTTTTGAGCGTTTGCTGTCCCTCAACGGGCGTGTATTCGCTTCCGCCGCCGTCTCCAAACGCCATATAAACCGGCTTTACGGACGGCTCTCCGGTAAACGTCCCCGTTGTTTTTTCCATCCCATACGGGGTTAAAATCGAAAAGTATTTTTGCTCTGCCATAACATCTCCTTATATCGCAAGCGGATAAACCGCAGTGTGCGCCGTTCCATATTCGCCAATGCCGAGATAAACTCCGATGTTCACAGTGGCCTCGCCAACGATGCGCGGCATTACCGTTGTTTCGGTTGTATTCATAGCGGTGATTCCGATGATCGGGATGCCTGAAAGAATCCGTGTAATCATTTTGATTTGCCGCAGATGACTACGCACGTTTTTCAAGGCATTAACCATACGTATACAATCGCTGATAAATTCGTCTGTTAAAACGCGGTCAGATTCAATATCAATATCGAATGTATAAGGCTCGAATTCCGGATCATCGGGTTGTTCCCACCATTCCACGATAACGCCGCGCATGTTCAATAATTCAAATATGCGCTCTACGCTCCATCTTGTGCCTTTGTGCATATGCAGCATAATGGCGTTTTTTATCAGAGCGCGTTTTTCATCTAATGATTCCGCCATTGCGAAACCTTCATACGCTTCAATGTGGAATTGAGCCGCGAGGTTTGCAAGCAAAGCCTCGTCTGTGATTTCATCAATGCGCGCATAGATGACTGCGTTTTTAATCCGCTTGTCGGTTTCAATAAAAAGCTCGTCTAAACATTGCGCCGCGGCGACAAACTTTGAAGCGTCTCTTACGCTTGACGGCAATAAATCACGAAATTTAAAGTCTTGTAATGTGTTCATTAAAGATTTTCCATGCCGCCGAAAACTATTCTTTGCGGATTCTCAGTAAATTTCGTAATTGTTGAATTGTCCAATTGCGTAAACTCCAGCCCGTTAAGCTCTACTCTCTTCGCGCCCGCGCCCTGACACAGACTTATGAGCTTATCCGGGATTATGTCTCGACCTATTCGCTCCGTCTGCCATTCTTCATACTCCGCGACGGCGGCTTTAATGCCATTTTCAATTTCTAGTATGCGGTTGGATTGCGACGTTGATATGAACCATGTAATCGTATAATCAATTTCATGCGCGTCTGCTGGATAAATGGTTACAAAATCAGTGAACGGTCGAACTTTATTATTCCCTATCAAAATGTTCTCAACAGCTTCAATTTCAGAACCGTCAATTTCTGGAATTCTTCCGCCGCGCAAGAGTACAAAAACATTTACAACGCCCGGCGCAGGTGATGTTACGGAAGCGTCTAAAATGTCGGGATGCGCCGACAGCGTCCAATAAACATAGGCGAGTTCCGGCCCGGCGACGGAAAACGATTCCGGTTTTAAATTAATTCGCAGTCGAAGCGATTCATCGTCCTCGACGTCAGCGCCGCCGCTTGTAACATCTAAATTTTCGACGGATTTCACATAGGGACGCGGGTCTACAATTCGATTAATCTGACCGCACTGAATGCCATTCCATTCTTTACCAGCGCGTTGACACGCGGCCTCCACGTCCCCGCAAACCGTACCAGCATGAATAATAAGCGTTCCGGATGTTGCAAAGTATGTAACCCCGTCCGCAGTCACGCGCGTGCCTGCGGGAATAATAAGCTGAAACGGAAGCGGCGCTTCCAAAATGAACCGCATAACCGTCGAAGCCGGTTTCGCTTCCAGACGTTCCACGCCAAGCAACGCGCCTAAATGATCAAGAAACGCCCCGCGTGCATAACGCAACAGGTTTTGTTTACCCGTATAATCAATCAATATATTCTGTTGCGCTATGATGTTTGCAAGCGTGGACAGGAACAGCCGCACGGGATCAGCGGGAAACAATACTGATTTCGTTATACCTTCATAAAGCGTTATTATTGCGGATTCCACTTTAGCAGTATCAGTATCCGTAAAACTTACATCCGGCAAACCTGTCAAATCTAAAGCCATTAGAGTAAAACTCCATTTCTGATTTTCACCTGAACGCTTATAATTAAATTCCCGCGTCCCGCGCCGCCCGGTTCAAAACTTACGGAAACCACCTTTACGCGCGGCTCCTGCTTTTCTATCTCTGCCGTTATATTACTCAAAGCCTGATTACTAACCCGGTTCATCGGTTTGTCAACCATGCCGGCATCAATACCAAACAACCGATCTAAAAAAACAGTTCCACGCCATGTTGAAAGTATCGTTTGAACGTTCTGATAAATGCCGCGCTCTCCCGAAGCGAGTATTTCAATATCAGCCAAAGGTTCGTTTGTAATTGTTATAATTTCGTTCAAACCGGCATCCTTGTTTCAGGATCAATCTGCATATCCCGTTTCTGTTCCGGCGCCGGACTGCCGGGCAGTCTCTGCGGACCGCCCTTACCCGTATCGCCGCGCTTTAATTCTTCCTCGCGCATTTTCATTTGAGCCTCAGAAGGAACCGTTGTTATAAATTCTTTGATAATAAGTGTTACGTCTATTATTAAAGGACGCCCGGCCAACGTGTATTGAATTTCCTCATCTACTGACCTGATCGTATAATCCCCAAAAACTTTGCCGAACAACACAACGCTATGAGGCTCTCCGCCGTCGCGCATTTCACATAATTTTTCAAGTTCTTCCAACGGATTAATGCCGTGAGCGGCGTTTAACGATATTTCAATTTCCCGCTCGGTCAGGTCTAAACCCGTAAACTCGGAAACAGGTTTTTGTCCTATAACCTGATGATCTGCGTATATCGCTTCACCGCTGCCTGTAATCCGCTTAAACGTGCGTTTTAACAGACTTGAAACGGTAAAATTAACGTCGCCGATGCTTCCGAGTCTTTCGCCTTCAGCCATGTTTTCACCTACGGAACAGCCGCGCCGGTTGTCGCCGGACCGGACTGTACGCCGCTATGCTTATGCGTATCGCTGTTGATTCCCGCCTGAGATGCCCACTGTCCGGCGGCGTTTACCGTCGCGTTTGCCGCGCTGAGCGTGAAATTTCCACTGGCTTTTAACGACAGGTCGCCTCCGGATTCCAGAGAAAGATCACCGCCCGCTTCAATAGACAAATCACCCGCAGCCTTTAACGTCATATTCGCGTCGGTTTCGGCGGTTATATCACCGCCCGCTTTGATCTTCACTGTTTCGCCGACTTCCGCGTCAAGCGTTTTTTCTACTTTGATTTCGGCTGTGCCTTTGATTTCGGCTTTAAATTCATGAGTCGCGCGGTCGTATTCAATCCACGTGCCGTCATCAAAAACGATATGCCGCTTGTCGATATTGACGCCTTCCGGCGGTTCGTCTTTATCGTTATAAAGCGAGCCTATGACAAAACCCGAAGACGTGCCGTTGCCTAAAAACAAACATAAAACCTGCTCGTCAAGGTCGTATGCGTGATAATCCTTATTTTTATGGGTGTTATTGTGGGTTGTTTGCAATTCCCATGAAACGCTGTTGTCATAATCAGGGAATACAACCCGCGCCTTTCCGTTTCCAGGCGAATTAACAACCGTACCCACTCTTATCAGCTTCCGCAAAATTGCCGCTATTTCCGCGTCCATGAGTCAGTATCCGTTCAATATTCCGCGCAATTCCGCAGTTGTGCGCAATCCGCCGGATTTTGTGTAATCGTGGATAATCTTTTCAATCTGCCACGGCGCGGCGTCCCAGCGCCCGAAGCCCTCGACAAGCACATTCATTCCGCTGTAAAGTTTGATGTTGCCCATAAAATCAAGCGTCGCTTTCACCTGGCGCATGTTCTTGTTTCTCAATGAAGCCTTTGCGAGTTCTTCAGCTTCCGCCAGACTTGATACGCGCTGATTAATTTTTAAAACCTGCCCGATTGCCGGATTCTGAATTTCAGGCGCCCGACTGGTTGTTTGCGCTATTTCCATGCGCGTTTCTTCATCATATTCACGCGCGCCCTTGTCAGAGCTTGCGCCGCCGCCGCCCTGACCGCCGCGGCTTCCGCTGATCCCGTCCGGAACATACAGGTATTCCAATAATTCATTCGCCGCCGGATCGTAATAAGACACGGAACACGCGGAATAAACGTCGGCGCTGCTCGCGTTAAACCGATAATGCGATAATCCGTCCACACCGCGGCGGATGGTCAATTCAGGCGGGTTTGCGTCAAATTCTTCCCCTCGAAACGCAACAATCGCGTTGTCTGTAATTTTCAGCCTAAGCCCGGCGTAATCGCAGACTTTACGCAAAAACGCGAGGTCGCTTTCCGAATCCTGATCCATCCTGTCTATTGTGGGATTGTAATTTGAATACCACTTTAATTCGAATCCATTTTTAGCGGCGATTTCATTCAAAATCGTCCGGACGGGTATGTTTTCCCAGGGTTGGCTATTTTCCTGTCTGCGGATAGGATGCGTTATGCCTACGGCCAGCGCCGATATTGTAAAAGTACTCGGCGGGCCTTCATCCGTTATATCGTCTATTTCAAAAGTTCCGCATTCACGCCGCAACGTTTCGCCGGGTTTAAACCAGTTATGACATTCGATAGCGGCTTGGAGTTTTGCGCCGCGCTCCGGAAACCAACCGCCGCTCCACAATCCGGCGACGTTTTCAAAGTTCACCGCCAGAGCGTCCATTTCGTCCGAAACCGTCACGTCGGAATATTGAAAGCCTGTGATAAAACGGGAAACGTCGGCGGTAATATCCACTCCTTCATAATTCAGTATTATTTCCGTCCGTCGGGCTGTGCTCATGCGGAATCACCTCCGCGCCCAGGGCGGATTCGGGACGTTTACCGTCAACGCCGACACCGGTGTTTCGGGAATAATCAACTCTACGCCGTCGTCGAAAAAGATCACGTTCATATGTTCCGGATTAGCTTTTTGGATTACGTACGCCAGCTTTTCGCTGCCGTATATCGACAAGGCAAGCAAGTCAAACGTGTCGCCCTGAATCGTTTTCGTTTTCCAAAACATAAAAAATTCCTTATCGCATCGCAAGCCGCGCAGTCTGATATTCACGATTTTGAATCCAGCTTTCAAACTGTCGGCGCATATCCTGAAATGCGTTTTCTACAACCTGTTTCATGCTTTCGGAATCGCCGCCTGTGATTTGAACATTCGGCGCAAATACGAACGACGCGCGGGCGTCGGTGTTGCTGGTGTTGACGGTTGCGGCGCGGCTCAATCTTTCGGCGGAGCTTTGTGCGTTAACGGCACTCGCGGCTTGCGCCAGCAGTTCCATTGCGCGATTCGGCTTGTTTAAAGGAATGACAATTTCGGGACCGGATTCGCCGATCATAGCTAACGTCGGCTTTGTCACCCATCCGCCGTCGGCATATTTGGGAACACTTTTATCGCCGCCGCCGAATATTTTTCCAATGCCGCCGAATATGCCTTTTATCTTGTCGATGCCGCCGGTGAAAAATTCAATCACGTTCGAGAAGCTGTCTTTAATGCCTCCGAAAGCATTAACGAATATCTGTTTTATAGACTCCAGAGAGTTTCCAAAAATGTCTTTCAGCTTTTGGACGCCTGCCGTTATGGCATCCATCGCGCCGCCGAAATCGCCGCGGAACAGCGCCGCAATTACCTTTATTCCGGTTTCGATGAAGACATACCAGGCTTTGAAGCAGTTCATGACGAGCTTAACTACTTCGATTACGTTTTTGATTGCCGCCGTGATTATATTCAAGGCGACTTTGAAGGCTGTAACAAACACATCTGATATGAACGCGCCGGCAGTACTCAGCACATCCATAATTGTCGCGCCGTGTGTTTCCCAAAACGCCGTCATCGTATCAATGATCGGCTGCACGGCTTCCTTTATTCCGGCAATCGCGTCCACCAACGCGGGCTTTATCCGGTCCCAGTTCTTATAGATCAGAAACGCTGCGGCAGCGATTGCAGCCAAGGTAATCAGAACCGGCGCCGATACCGCGCCTATGCCCGCGGCAAGACCTTTAAACGCCGGAAACAATTTACCGAGAAATGCGGCGGAAGCCTTCCCGCCGGTCATAAGCGCTTTGCCTAATTGAATCGTCTGCATCGTCGCGCCGCTCAATAGCCCGACAATCTGAATACTTTTGAATAGCACAAACGCCTGCACAAGCCGCTTTATGACAACGTCCCAGCCGCCCATGGCTTTCGCGAGCTTATCAGCGCGCGTCCACAGAGAAACTACGGCGTCTTTTGCCGCAATAAGATGTGTCTTAATTGTCGGAAGAGAATCCCGGAACCGCTTCATAACATCGCCGACTTTCAACGCGATAAATTCACGATTTGCCACGATGAATCCGGAAAACGCCTCTGTAATTTTCGTCAGCGGACCCCACAATTGAGAGCCTATAGCCATGCTAAGCCCTTTAATGGCGGATTTAGCCTCGGTCAAGGCGTCTGAAAATCCTACGCCTTTCGATAAGGCGTCATCGTCAAGCGTCAAACCCAGGCGTACGGCGTCTCTACGGAGTTTATTTATTGCGTCGCCGCCCTGCTCCAATAATGGCACAAGGTCGGCTCCTGATTTGCCGAATAAGGCTACGGCAAGGTCGGCTTTGAAAATACCTTCAGGCATCTTTGCAAACGTATCGGACATTTCAAGCATAATTTGATCGGCGGTTTTCAGATTGCCGGATGCGTCATGAATGGATACGCCCGCCCGTTCGAACGCAAACACGGCGTCCGCGTTACCCTTCGCTGCGCTTGCAATATTCAAATTCAGCTTTTTCA